CCTACGACTTCCATTCTACTAGCCCTTTATGGGTGGCTATGTGGATTTCTGCGGTACGTCCGTCGGTTTCTCTGAGCATCGGTGTGTGGTCGTAGTCCATGCGGTGCATCAGATACCCCCATTCTCTGAGTTCTTGGAGTCGGGAGGCTATCTGGTTGACAGGTATGGGCGGCCGGTGTTCACAGTCACATTTCGGGCAGGGGGTTTGTTCAGCCAGTGCGGATGCGGCTTCTACGGATGTCAACCCGTAAGCCCCTGCAACCATTACAAGGTTGAAAATTCGTCTACGCCATGACCCTGCTTTCCCTGCACCTTTTTTGGCTGCGATCTTTTCGACTGGTCTGGCTTCGGTTCGGATGCGGGTGTAGTTGCCGTCTACTCCTGGGTCGTCGAAGAATCCGCTCATTGGGTGTCTCCTTCGGTGAGAGCAGCACGAATCAAACGGATTGCCGTGTCCACAGCTCCCTCGCTTTGGCTTGGTTCACCCGGAACTTCGTCAAGTATGAAACGGGCCAGCCTGTCAAACTCGGTGACCCTTATCTCCCAGTCGTATGGTGGCCCGTCATAAATGGTTTCTTTGACTCGCTTGTCGGTCATTGGGTGTCTCCTTCGGTGATGTCTCCCGTACCATCGCATCGTTCACAAGGGTTGGTTTTCCAAGGTGTTTGCACTTGCCCCGCTCCACTTCCACTGCAATCAGGACATTTGGTGTCTCCTTCGGTGAGAGCAGCCGCAAGATCGACAAACTGTTGCGCTCCGTGAGCCAAGAACCGCACTGAATCATGCTTGGTCAACGTCAGGTCGTAGGTTTCGAGATGGTGTTTGACCGCTTCCAATTGGGTCAGGTCAAGGTTGGCTACCAGCCGAGCAGCATCCACGATGACATTGAGTTCGCTGGTCAACATGCCTTTGTTGTCGTCCCATCGCTTGATGGCGTCTTGTAGGTCGCTCATCGGTCTTCCAAATATGCGGCCATAGCAAACCCCACATACCCACCAGCCAACGTAACAAAAGCGAACCCCCAAATATACAAAGGCTGTTCAGCACGCAACAACCCATACAACCCGCCGACAACAACAAACCCTGTAACCCAACGGATAAGGTTCGGCATCAGACTTCCTCCCGTGTCACAGCTTCGCCTATCAACGTCCCGGCCTTGTCCCTGGCCTCTTCCCAGGTGTTCATAATGAAAATCGGGTGCAACTGGACACCATGACCGTCGAGTTGTGCGACTTCGATGTGTCCGTCGGGGTGTTGTTCGACTTCGACGTTGAACACCCCGTACCTTCCTTTCAGGCTGTAACTCGTCCTCCGCATACCTATCTCCTTCTTCGTTCCGACGGCATCTTCCCGCCCCAAATCCCGAACGGTTCCTTCGTTTCCACAGCACGTTCCAAACATGGTTGTTTCAAAGCGCAAGAGTCACAGACTGCTATCTGCCTGAGAAACCATTTTCTAGGTGTCGACTTCGATATTGCTTCCCCAGTTTCGTAAGCAACAAAGTCCAGGTTGGTTTCTGCGCATAGCGGTCGAAGCACACGTTGGTTGGCAACTTCCCCAAGTGTCAATCCCTCGCGTGCTTCGACCACATCCAACATGACCTCTAATCTAACACGTGTTCGGTAGGCTGCGTCGTCTATTGTGGCGTCGTTCACAAGACCACTTCCAAAAACAACCCACCGACACGTTCTCGAGCCAGGTCAGCGTTGCGTTCGTCTATGTCGATACCTATGGCGTCACGGGAGTGGCCGTGGGCTACTGCAAGTGTGGTCCCGGTCCCGGCGAACGGGTCGAGGACTAGGCCGGGTCGCCAGTTGTCGTGTCCACAATCCGACCAGCCAACAGTTTTGGGGAGTGATCGTGCGCCTTCATCCGGTCGCTTTGCCGTATGTGCGGCTTTGCCGTCTTGCACCGAAGAAGCCCAGACATGGGCCTCGTACGGTTGCCCCGACTTGGCCCCGACGTAGTTAGGTTCGGTGATCCGTCGTCGTGGTTGCCCACAATCCCGGCAAACCTCCCGCGGACACATCGCCTTAATCGGTTTGACGCACAGTTCTGAAGGCCAGACGGCGTAGTGGGCGCCTGCGTAGCCTTTGGGTGAGATTTTCCACCAGTCCAACGGCGGAGCACCAGCATGAGTGGACACCGCCTCAGCGACAGTTAGTGCGGTGTCGTTCTCTTTACGTCCTTCGCGCCATATCCCGCGGGGCGCTGACCCTGGCTTGTTTCTTTCTTCGGTAGCTACGGCGTACGGTTCCCGCACTGCGTCTAAGTCGAACCAGCGGTCTTTCGACACGGCTGCAACCACCAGCTCAGACGTAGCAGGCCGAAACTTATCCCCCAACGCGCCAACAGGAGGGTTAGGCCGCACCCACCGGACCACGTTCCTTACCCGCCATTGTCCGGCTGGAGACTTGGTGCCGGTGTGGGGGTTGATGCCGTAGGCCAACGCGAAACGGTAGGCCTCTGGTGTGAGGGTGAGGCTTTTGGCGAGAGGCCAACCACGACCGCCGTTGGTAGGCACCGTTCTGGGTCCACCGTCTGCGCCTGTCCCTTCCCTTTCTGGCCGGTGTTCTCGAGACGCCATTTGTCGAAACTGTGGTTGTCCTTCTCGCAAGCCGTTCTCGTTGTAATCCCCACCACTGCCACCTGAACCAGCGAACGTGTCTCCGAGTTCGACACAGATAGAACCGTGTGGAGTCAGTAGCCGACGCCACTCCGCCGACAACCTCAGCAACGTATCCACAAACTCAGCCGGGGTGGGTTCGGAACCGATCTCTTTGTCCTTGTCAGGATGATCCGCGGGGAGATAAGACCTCAAAGCCAGGAACGGCGGCGAAGTCAGTATGAGGTCAACCGACCCGTCCTCAAGTTCGGCCATACGGTCGAACACGTCACCGACAAGATATTTAACACTCACGTTTGATGCATCTTTCCATTGGCGAGGGTTCGGGCGAAGCCAACACTCTTATCTGAAGACATAGGTTCCCCTCCCGCGATGTAAGGAAACTCCCAGTGAAACGTTCTCCAACCTTTTAGGAGTAAGCGTGCGGTCCGGGAGGGCTTCTAATCTCCGTTGCGTTCTCCAGCGGATTCGCCCCGGCGAAGGGGTCGAAGATTCCACGCACGTCTTAAGTGTGGTGGTTGGAGGTTTAAGAGGGTAGAATACGAAACGTCCTTTTAGAGCAAGTGACAACCTACCCGTTCCCCTGCCAGCATTCAGGTAGGGGGTCGGGTTTTCTTTCGCGGTCATTAAAACGGTGCTGCTTCGGGGTGTGCTTCGTAGTACGCCTTCGACATGTGGTTGAACACTTTGTCAGCACGTTTCATCGACGACAAATTCTTGAAATCAAGTTCTGTCATCGCCGTCTTATACGCTGCACGCGACTGGTCCGGTGTCCACAACCCGAAAATTTGGACACTGTTCTTCAACCATTCACCCGGATTCTGTTTCGGGGTTTCGAACGCCACCACAGGGGCAGGTTCTCTAATCTCGTCCTTCGACGCGATCCCCCTGGACGTGTCAGACACCAACGCGCCCACCAACGCACGACCCCAAGCCGAAGTCTCCGCGTTCTGCAACTCGCTGTTCTTCGTGAACGGAGTCGGGCCAGGTACAGGCTCCCACGCCAACCCAACGCCAGGCATAGGGTCGTCGGGGGTGCGGTAGCAGTACGCTTTGACCGCTATGTAATCTTCGTTCCCGGTCGGAATCACTTCGGATTGCATACGCCCTTCCGGGTACTGTTCACGAAACGCCACCAGTCGTTCCGCCACCGTGACGTAATCCGTCAAATCTATCTTCCCCATCTTCTACCTCCTTCTTGCATGCCAAACACACCAAATCCTGTTCCGCTCGTACATACACTCTTCGCCGTTCCCCGCATCTAGGGCATTGCGCTGGCCCGTAAATACTGATGGTGTCTTCAATAGTCATCTAATCACCGCTTCCCCGTCTTCCAACTTCTGAGCGTATTTCGGGGCTTTGTCTTCAGGGATGAAAGAGACAGCAGTAGCCACCGGTTTCTCTTCCCAATCCACGAACTCTTTGTCGAACGACTGCCAACCACCATCCCAGTAGTCGTCGAGCATGTCCCGCATAGCTGCCCACCGACTCGGTGAGTTCATGTTGAACAACCTACGGACCAGCCGTTCGTCTTTCACGACCAGTTCTGCCAAAGCGTCTTGTCCTTCGTTGTTGATGGTGTGCTTCCACTCCGTATCCCGTATACGAACAATCGACGTCCCATACCGAAGCGTCGCAGTAGTCGAACCTAAATCTTCGGCGAGCATCCCGTGTATGCGTGTTTCGACTTGGGCTTGTTCTTCTCGTAGCGCGGTTATCCGTTCTGCAATCTTGTTACGTTCGCCGATAGCCGCCATAACATCTTCGCCGACTCTCATAGGCGTCCTGTCTGTTCGGCCCATTCGACAATCGTTGTCCGTTCCCACACGTCTATCCGTTTCAACTGTGCGTCTGGTGGTGGCAGGGTGCCTTCTCTTATCCACCGTGACACTGACGGCGGCGCGACGTTGAGTAGTTCGGCTATTTCTCCCGGTCCTAACAGGTCAAGCATCAGACGCTCGCCAGGATCGCGACCATCAGTACGATGATGCCGGTCAGGAATAACCCAAAAAAGAATCTGTCGACATTGCTCATTACATTCGTCCTTTCACCCATCGACTCGCAGGGTGGTACTTCTTGTTGCCGCCACCAGGTCAAGCATCGTCTTTCTCTTTCCCCCAACAAACATGGTCGTGTAGTAGTTGTATCAACTCACTGTTCGCGACTGTCTCCACGGTATGCCAACCACAGCGGCGGCACTTGATAGCGTTCCTGTCTTCGTAGGTCGGAATCAGTAATGTCACTTCGAACTGTTCCATCAGTCTCATTGTTTTGGTCCTACTTTCTTGCCTTGTGCTTCCATCCACTTATCCGACCTGAGAATGGTTGCTTGGCAGTCACAGGCGAACCACCAGCCTTGTTCGTCTACCTTCCAAAACGTGTAGTCGTGTACGTGTGTGTAGTAGTTGGCGAGTCGGGGGTCATGCTCGTTGTAGAACATGTGACTGGCCGTATCGTCGCTATAGCTCATGTGGTGTTCCTTTCTTCCAGTCTTCCAATGTGATTCCACATTCGGTGCATACGGTTCGGTTTCCGTCTTGTATCCAAAGGTGTTCGCTCATACTGATAGTGTACCAGCTTAACATGGTGCTGTCAAACAGCCATTAGACACGATATACTCCACACCATGAACCCCCGACAACAGGCGTTCGCCACCCAATACCTACAAGACAACAACGCCACACAAGCCGCAATCCGCGCCGGATACTCCAAACGCACAGCCAAACAACAAGGCGCAAGACTGTTGACCAATGCTGACATCGCCGCGTTCATCAAAGGACAACAACAACAAGTAGCCGAACAGGTCGAACTGTCACAGCGATACGTGTTAGACGGGCTAATGGAAATCGTAGGGAACAAGAAGGAAGCAGTCTCCGCACGCGTCCGCTCACTGGAACTGTTAGGCAAACATCAAGGCATGTTCGGCGACCGACTAGAAATCTCAGAAATCCCCGACTCGGCACAAGTCCAAGAATGGATAGAAGCGTTGACAAATGACATCGCCAACCACGGTTGAACAACTGTCCCAACTCGGCGGCCTTCTCGTCCAACAAACTGAATCCGTCCTCCCAACACTGGAACCCCACCAAACACCACCGGACATAGACGAAGGGTGGCTGATCCAAGCCGGTAGGGGTTCAGGCAAAACAGCGGCTATGGCCGTCTACGTCACCAACCACATCAACGGCCAACCCTGTATCGAAGGGTCCATGCCCCACAAAATGGCCCTTATAGCCCCCACCATCGGCGACGCCGTCGAATCAGCAGACCGCCACCCCATCTGTCTACGAACACTCAACCCTGATGGTCGGCTACTCACCAAACCAGGCGGCACCATTTTCCTGTTCGCTAACGGCGCTGAAATGAAACTGTTCGGCACGAACAACCGCAGGGACGTAGACCATCTCCGAGCTGGTGGGAACAACTGCCTGGTCTGGGCGGAAGAACTCGCGTCATGGCCCGAACTGGAATCAGGCTGGGACCAGATGCAACTCGGGTTACGCATCGGCCCCCACCCCCACTGGGTGGGAAGTTCCACACCTAAGAACCGACCCAAGTTCAGGGAGATCGTCGCAGACCCCCACCACCATGTCACCAGGGCACACACCAACGACAACCCCCACTTAGAAGACTCTTACCGCGACCGTGTCCAACGCCAGTTCGGCGGCACGACGAAAGGCCGCCAAGAGTTAGGCGGCGAACTGTTAGACGAAGTCGAAGGCGCACACTGGACAAGAGCCTGGATAGACGACGGACGGCTCATCGATGCAGGACCGACAGCCAAACTAATCGTCGGGGTAGACCCCCAAGGGTCAACAGAAGCGGGCATGACCGGCATCGTCGCCGCCGGGTCGACACTCGGTAACTGTGCTTGCGGCGACCAATCCAACCTTCCACACGTCTACATATTCGAGGACGCCACACTCGCCGCTACGCCTGATGGGTGGGCTAGGAAAGTCATCAGTGTTTACGACCGGTGGGAGGCGGACAAAATCGCAGCCGAAATCAACTTCGGTGGTGACATGGTCGAGTCGACTATTCGTACCGTCTGGCCTGCCGCTCCGATTATCAAAACCCACGCGTCCCGCGGAAAGGTGGTCCGCGCTGAACCGATCGCTGCGTTGTATGAGCAGGGCAGGGCGCATCATGTCGGTTCGTTCCCTGGGTTGGAAGATGAAATGACCACGTTCACAGTGGATGAGTCGTGGTCGCCTAACCGTATGGATGCGATGGTGTGGGCGGTTACTGAGTTGGAAGTGTCTAAACCGCGGCGTAGGTCGATGGCTGGGGCTGACCTGACTAGCGGTTTGGGAGGCTAACGGATGTTCGTATCTCACTACTTACTGTGGTAGTGTGAAACGACAAGCCCTGGGCGACCGATAGACGGTCCCCAGGATTGGCCAACCTATTAAAGGAGGTTGACATGGCCAAGACTACTACAGCGGCGCAGGTCGCTATCGACCGGATCGATTCCGAAACGATCCAAACTCCGATTATCGGGACCACACCGCTGATCGTCCACCGCTTCTCTGAAAAAGCCAAGCGAAAGATGCTTGACGATATGCAGGGGAAGCGGTCACCCAAACAGCCCAAAGACCCAGAAGCCGACTATGAGGGTGCTTTCTACCGGTTGAAAGGCGACTCGGGGTACGGGCTTCCAGCGGTGGCATTTAAGCAGTCGATGGTGGGCGCTACGCGACTGTTCGGCAAGGACGTTTCGATGGTGTTAGTCCGTCAAACTATCTTCGTCCACGGCGAAGTCGGTGAGGATGGGCAACCGCTTGTCACCGTCGAAGGTGAACCGCACATGCGGGAAGATGTGGTGACTGTCGGACGTGGCGGAACGGACCTCCGTTACCGGCCCGAATTTCCCGAATGGCGCGCTGATGTCACTATCACCTTTGTCAAGTCGGCTTTCACAAGAGGGTCTGTGTTGACGCTGCTGGACGCGGCAGGGCTAGGTGTCGGTGTCGGTGAATGGCGACCAGAGAAGAACGGCGACTTTGGCCAGTTCAAGATCGACGAAACCCGCGACGTGGAAGTCCTCAGTGAGTGACCTCCGCACCGCCCTTGACGTCTGCCGGGCAATCTACAACCGAGAGGGCGAACTAACCCCCGCCCTCTTGGTGGAGGAAGCCCGACCGGTGGACCATCCACTACATGACCGCGTATTCGATCGACAGCGGAAAGACGCCGCGGACGCCTGGTATGAGTATCGGGCCGAGCAGATCATCAAGAAGATCGTTCGTGTCGTTGAAACACCTAACGGCAAAATCAAGATTCGCGAGTTCTCACCAGTCCGCGAATCCCAACCCCGCGTCTTTGACTCTATTGACGAGATAGTGAAGGACGGGGTGGCCTTTCAGGTGTTGATGGGTCAGATGGAACGCGAGTGGACTCATATGAAGCAACGCTACGACCACCTGGGAGAATTCTGGAAGATGGTTCAAGGCGACGCTACTTAGGCAGTTGGGGCTTGTTAAGGCGTGGTGGGTTGCGGCAGGTTGTGTTCTGGCTTGGCAGTCGCGGCTGGTCCCGGTTCGGTGCGTCGTGTTTCGTCCAGTCTAGGCGCGGTGCGGTTTGGCAGTCGTGGTGGGGATTGTCAAGTCGTGGTTCGGTAGGGCTGGTCCAGTCACGCCGTGTCGCTGCACGTTGTGTCCTCGCTCGGCAGTCCAGGTGAGGCAAGGCCCGTCAGGTCATCGCTCGTCCCGTTCGGTCCTGGTATGGCAGTCGCGGTAAGTCAGGTCCCGGCGCGGCGCGTCTCGGTGTGGTAAGTCATGGTTCGGCAGTCAGGGCAAGTCTAGGTTGGGTACGGCATGGCAGCCGGGGTGCGGCGCGGCTAGTCGAGACGAGTCGTGGTCGGGTCAGGTACGGCGGGGCATGGCAGGCTAGGATAATCGGTGTGACCCAAACCAAAGACGTCCAAACGTCTAACGGCAAAATTCGCAAAGCCGTCAACCTGACCGGCGAACTCGGCGTACCCAAAGGCAAAGCGTCCATATACGAACAAGAATTTTTACCGCAACTCCGCGGCGTTCAAGCCATAAAACATTATCGGGAAATGGCCGACAACGACGCCACTATCGGGGCGATGCTGTTCGCTATCGAAATGCTGATTAGACAGGTCGACTGGCCGGTGGAAGCAGGCGGCGAAACCCCCCAAGACGTAGAAGCCGCAGCCTTTGTGGAATCGTGCAGGGACGACATGTCCCATTCGTGGGAAGATTTCATAGCGAACGTAATCACCTTCCTACCGTACGGGTGGTCGTTCCACGAAATCGTCTATAAGAACCGCGACGGTATGGATTCACGGTTCGACGACCAACGGGTGGGGTGGCGCAAATTCGCCTACCAGCCGCAAGAGTCGTTGTTGGAATGGGACCAGGACGAACACGGCGGCGTTAACGCTTTCCGGTGGATGGCAGGCGGCGAGAAGGGCGAAGTCCCAATCGAAAAAGGTTTACATTTTCGTACTACTACAGCCCGCGGACCCAACGGACGGTCAGCATTGCGGAACGCGTTCCGTACCTACCAGTTCAAAAA